CTTAGGACATTGAGATGATCGTCTGGAACTCTGGAAGAGAATACAAGTCAGATACTGTACGGAGATTATAAGAAAAATTATAAATCTTCCCAGTCATCCAGCACATCCTTTTAAAGGGATGTTATCTCTACAAACCTGATCCTTGTGAGGAAAAGGTTATAGTAGGTTGATAACATTACCTGAATCGGAACGGCTGAGTCTTACTTCCTTTAGAGAGAAGGGTGAACGCGGTTTAACCGCCACCTATCGTTCTGAAGGGGTAGAATACAGTTTTCTATTACCTTTTAACAAACCTTTCTTCAAAGTAGATAATGAAACACAAAATATAATTATTGAGTGTGATCATTATTTTGCTACAAAAGAAGGTAAGTCACAAAAGGAAATAGAGATTTGGCTTGTAAAAGTTTGATACCCTGCCTTCGTTAGAAAACTTGTTGCTTATGAGGACTTCACTTCATTAAATAAAATGTTTTGCAGTCCAGATAGTAATAAGTTATTCTATGAAGGTGTAACAATAGATTTTACTAGGGAAGATGAGGAACTGGTTATAAAACAAACAAATTTTATAATCGACTCCTTCTTTAAAGAGTCTGTTGTGAACTTCAAGAAACTAATCTCTGAATTACAACCGTATATAGACAGATATTTTATTTCGCAAACTCCGTTTACGTATAAAAACTGTCCAATAGTTGAAGAGATGTTGGGATATGAAGAAGCTATAGAAAATTTCTGTCAGCAGATGAACTTGCGAAAAATTCCTCTGGAGGCTGAGAATAAGCTAGAACGGTTTATACCCGCTAGTCTTCTCCGTCTACAAGAGATGATTAGTAAGTCTCTGTCTTGATCAGAAAAGTTAGGACAACCTATTAGCTGGGAAAGATTAAAGAAAAATAGGAAGGTTTAAAGTAAATAGTAACCTTGTTATTAGGCTACCATTTGGTCTAATACCTACCGCGTATTTTGTCTTTAAGAGAGCATGACTATCTAAGGGCCTTTTAGGATTCAGTTAAATTATAACTAATTTAATGTAGAAGCCGTATGGCTAACCCCCTAATTGGGAGATAAAGAAGTCTGTGGAAACAAGGGATTCTTAGGATTCAGTGACTCATCAACATGATTCATGTAGAAGCTTCGGCCGACCCCCTAAGAGTGAGATATTATTTCTAGCTTTTTCTTACTAGATAGGTAGATATGAAACCCAAATTACTTAATAGTTCTTTATTAACTATATATATTAATTATATAATAATAAATAGCTATTATTTACATAAGGTGAACCTAATAACACACTAACATAGTCTGTATGCTATTTTGGATCATTGTTACTTTCTTAGACTTGTACAAGGAGTTGTACGCCTCTCTTGATTCCGGGCTAGAATAAAATCTAGTTTTTGGTTTCTAAAAGAGGAGGAAGTTAGGTAGGAATTAACCTACCGAACGTTCCAACAGTCTTCTGCTCCTACAATAGGAGGTGACAGTTCAATAGATAACTATAGTCGAGATTGCACTCCCCATTAATTTGGGAAAATATAATCTCTTTAGTTATGTTGAATTGAAGAGCCCACCTAGTAGAAGTGGAGGATTGAAGGAAAGTTCTCCTGTGAAGGATAACTTCAGTCTTGGGTTAGTTAAAGTCCTTTTGTAGGATTTATAACTTTACAGTTATAAAGGAGCTCATAAGCTCCCTTTAACCCACACAAGCCTGTAGAATGAGGCTATGATAATGGAAGAACTAGTGGTTGACATTTCTATGTGACAATAATTCAGTGTTAGATTATGTTACATTGGATTTGTCAACTACTGGTAAATAAGTTATTATCCTTATCTACCCACTTTAGCCTACTTATATAACAAGGGTTACCTTTAAACTATAAGAGGCTAAGGCTTCTCAGAGAATTATGAACTTAACGCCCTTCTTTAAGAAGAATACGTAAGTTTTACTTTCTTGAGTAGCTGATTGAGTGGTTCGGAACAAAAGGTATGAGAGATCTTACTTTCTGTACTCTATTTAATTTAATATATTATAATATAATTTAATATTTATTATTTATATTAATTCTAATATTAAATAGCACTTAATTGACTGATACCTTATATGTAGAATCTTCTATTTGATTGAAGATTATCCTAAACGAGATGTTAATGTACTGGGTTTACCCATATCTTTAGCATTAAGTCTGGTTGTATAAGGAAAGGTGGGGCTCAAGTTAAGCGTTACACTTGACGTTACAAGATTAGATATTCAGTATGTTTACAACAAAGACCCTTAATAATTTAAAGGAATCATTGAATCGTAAACTCCATTGAAAGTCTAATGAAAGTAAAATGTTCTCTCTGTCTCCCTTAGTGAGAGACCATTACATTGTACCTCTGTTTAAATGGGTTTTACCCTTAGCAGCTGGTCCAAAAGCAATGGTTAGAAGATCCCAAGTGGCATACAAATATCTACACCGAATTGGGGTTCTACGAGCTATTTATGGTCCCGATAAGATGATTAAACAACTTAAAGGAGATCATGTAGCTCTACAGAGAGCCGCAGCAGGAAATCGGATGCTCTCATTAAGAGAGTTAGAGCCAGACGTTCCGTTATGAAGACTAAATAAAGGTTATCCAAGCATTATCAAACACTTGGATCCTCTATCTTGAAGTCTAATCCAGAAGGGGCATCCTATAGAAATCAAATTTTGATTAACATTATTTGGTTTATACAGGATTTTAAGTTGTACTCCCAAGTTAAAACTTGGAACTATAACTGAACCCTTCAAGGGTGATCATAAGGGTTTACAAGATATCTTAGAGTTTACCTTAAATAATAATTTATTTAGGAATCTCGGCGGAGCATATTCTTTAGAATTGCTTGCCGGTAATCTTGTAAAAAGAGCTGGAAAAGTAGAGTTGAAAAGATTCAATTCTGCTGGTCCAAATACTAATCCCTCTTTCCTAGGTATATTCTTAGATGCTAAAACCATATTAAACTCTAATATGATTGAGCATTTTAAGGGATACCTAAGAAAATTAGATATAAAAGAGGTAAGCCTTCATATTGAGTCAAATACTCAAAAGGCAAGCGAATTTATATCTAAGCTCGAAGAAGCTGCTTCTCTTTGAAAAGGAGAAATAGCCCCTCGTTTAGGGAAACTAAGTCCAAAATTAGAGGCTGCAGGAAAGATTAGAATTTTCGCTATCGTTGATAGTTGAACTCAGTCTATCCTTGCTCCGTTACATCGGGTATTATTTAATATATTAAAAATAATTCCAAACGATGGAACGTTTAACCAAGAGGACTCTGTTAATCGTATTATAAATAAGATAAAACAGAATTCCTTAGTTAAAGTCTATTCTTTTGATCTTAGTGCGGCTACGGATCGTTTACCTATTAGTTTGCAAGCCCAATTACTTGACACCCTTCTTGGGGTACCAGGGATTGGTTCTTACTGAAGTAAGATATTGGTTGATCGAGAGTATATATTACTTAAGAATAAACCTTTATCTATTTCAGAAACTAAAGTTAAATACGAAGTCGGGCAACCGATGGGAGCTCTTTCTAGTTGGGCTATGTTAGCTATTACACATCATTATATCCTCCAATACTGTAACTATTGTGTCTTACAGAATAAGATACAAGAATTACGTAGAAAAGGAATAGTCACTGAGGTTCGGCAGAAAGCTAAGGATTCCATTAATTGGGAACCTTGGTCAACTTCTTACGAAATTCTCGGTGATGATTTAGTAATACTATGTCCGAACTTAGCAAAAGAATATCTTCGCGTGTGTAATGTATTGGGTGTGGAGATTAATCTCTCTAAGTCCATACAATCTACTAACGGAAGTTTCGAATTTGCTAAGAGAACTGTAGTTCGAGGAGAAGATGTTTCTGGAATATCCTGGAAACAATTCCTTGATTACGGTTCTTTACCTACTGTGGTAAATACTTTAATAAAGTATGTGACAAGTACATCTAACATAAGTATTCATATGATAAATGTCTTGTCATCCTTAGATGGAATCTTTTACTCAGCGAAACTAGAAAAAGCTAAAGGTATGGATAAACCCAGCACTTTATCTAGACATTATTTAAGAGACCCTGCGGTTAAACCCGCATATGTCCTTAAACAAGAATCGCGAGTTTTAAACAGTTTAATTGCCCTGTTAGGTCATTATTCCTCAAGAGGTATAATGCCGCTATCATGGTTTGCCTGTATGTTAATTAATCCGAAGGATAAAATGATTTCTCAATTATCTTTACCGGTTAATGCAACAATTAGGTATTTAAATAGTTTAAAGGATTCTATCAAAGGTTCAGGCGAATTACTCTCTAGTCCAAAGGCAAAAGCTATCCTTAATGTACAAGATACATATAAAGATGGCCCCTTAGGACATTGAGATGATCGTCTGGAACTCTGGAAGAGAATACAAGTCAGATACTGTACGGAGATTATAAGAAAAATTATAAATCTTCCCAGTCATCCAGCACATCCTTTTAAAGGGATGTT